CTGGTGAATACGCAGCTGATCGAACAGTACGCAATGATGGTATCCAGATGGGTACAGTGCGAGACCTGCATATCGGAATACGGATTTCTGGCGAAGCATCCGACCACGGGAGCGGCAATCACTTCTCCATATGTGACGATGAGCCAGAATTATCTGAAGCAGGTGAACCAGTGCTGGTACCAGATCTATCAGATCGTGAAGGAAAACTGCTCTGTGGAGTACGGCGGAGCAAATCCTCATGATGACCTGATGGAGAGACTGCTATCAGCGCGGAAGAAATAGGAGGGTTTTGATGAAATATGTGAAGAAGAAGCTGTCAGACTTAGAGCCCTATGAGAATAATCCGCGTATCAATGATGAGGCGGTGGACGATGTTGTGGAGAGTATCAAACAGTGCTCTTACATTGCGCCGATCATCATTGACGAGGACGGGGTGATTCTGGCGGGGCATACAAGGTATAAGGCTCTTAAGAAGCTGGGCTATAAGGAATGCGAGGTTGTGATTGCATCCGACCTGACAGAGGAACAGAAGAAAAAATACCGTCTGTATGACAACAAGACGGCGGAGATGGCTTCCTGGGACCAGAAGAAGCTTTCTGCGGAACTGTGTGATGTGGATTTTCAGGGATATGATTTCGGACAGCCTGAGATGGCGCTTCCGGATGAAGCTGAAGAGGACGGTCCGAAGATGATGACCTGTCCGTGCTGCGGGGAGGTGTTCGAGGTATGAAGCTGGAAAGACTGAAACTTGCGGACATTGAGCCATACAAGAATAATCCGCGTAAGAATGATGATGCGGTAAACGCTGTTGCGGAGAGCATCCGCCAGTGCAGTTATATCACGCCGATCATCGTGGATGAGGATCATGTGATTATTGCAGGCCATACCAGATACAAGGCGCTTGTGGCTCTTGGCATGGATGATGTGGAATGCTTGATCTGTGATGGCCTAACCGAAGAACAGAAAAAGAAATACAGGTTCCTGGATAACAAGACCGGCGAAAAGGCCACATGGGATCTGATGAAGTTGGAAGTCGAACTGGAAGGACTTGATCTGGAAGGGTTCGACTTTTTGGGTATGGCGGAAGACCTGCCTGTGGATGGTGACGGCAGCTGCGGTTCTGATAAGGAACTGACCGGCACCACGGAAATAGATGCGGAGGTGTTTGGGGATGAAGAGTTCAAATACGAATGCCCGAACTGCGGTTTCCGGTTCAACTGAGTTTCCGTGGAAGTGGAATCTGTCCGATCTGGAAAAGAGACCAAAGCATGGTCATACCGTGTTTTCCTGCTTCTCCTGCGGCGGCGGTTCCTCAATGGGATATAAGCTTGCAGGATTTGATGTCGTGGGTAATTGTGAGATTGATCCTGACATGATGAAGGTCTATAAGCAGAATAATCATCCGAAGCATTCGTTTCTCATGGATATCAGGGATTTCCTGAAGCTGTCGGATGAAAAGATTCCGGAAGAGTTGTTCCATCTGGATGTGCTGGATGGTTCACCGCCCTGCTCTGTGTTTTCGACAGCGGGTAGCAGGGAAGAAGGCTGGAATACGGAAAAGGTATTCCGTGAGGGACAGGCGAAGCAGAGGCTGGATGACCTGTTCTTATATTTCATTGCGATAGCAAAACGCCTTCAGCCGAAGGTTGTTATTGCGGAGAACGTGAAGGGGATCATCATAGGAAATGCAAAGGGCTGGGTCAACCAGATCGTGAAGGGTTTTGACGATGCCGGATATACCGTGCAGATATTTCTGTTCAATGCGGCGAGAATGGGCGTGCCTCAGAAGAGAGAGCGCGTCTTTTTTATAGCGCATCGGAAGGATCTGGATTATCCGAAGCTTTCCATGAACTTCAATTCAAAGCCGATTCCGTTTAAGGATGTCCGGGAGCCGTATGGAAAGGCGATGGATCCGAACAGTATGCAGGCAAAGCTTCTGAAATACAGGATTCCTTCTGACAGGTGCATTGCGGATATCAATGAGAGGGTGAGGAAGGTCAAGAATAACGGTTTTTCCACTCCGATCAATAGGGATGATGAGCCGATACAGACGATCGTTGCCGGCAGCAGCCTTTACCGGATGTGTGACGGCCTGCTTATGACGGACAAGGATATCATAGGCTGCCAGACATTTCCGCAGGATTATGACTTCATGGATCAGAGCGTCCAGTATATCTGTGGGATGAGTGTTCCGCCGGTGATGATGGCGAAGATCTCCGAGCAGGTGTACAGGCAATGGTTTAAAGGTGGTGATGCGGATTGAAGATGCGGAAGCTGAAGAAATATAAGCCGACAAAGTTCAAGGCGAAGGATTCTGTCTATGACAAGGACGCGGCGGATTTTGCGGTCAGCTTTATTGAATGTCTGTGTCACACCAAAGGAACCTGGGCGGGAAAACCCTTTGAGTTGATCGACTGGCAGGAACAGATCATACGGGATGTGTTCGGAACCATGAAACCGAATGGATACCGACAGTTCAATACGGCGTATATCGAGATCCCGAAGAAACAGGGTAAGAGTGAACTTGCTGCTGCGGTGGCTCTGCTCTTATGCTGCGGTGATGGTGAAGAGCGTGCCGAGGTTTACGGCTGCGCGGCTGACCGGCAGCAGGCGTCCATCGTTTTTGAGGTTGCTGCGGATATGGTCAGGATGTGTCCCGCTCTGAATAAGAGGGTGAAGATCCTGGCTTCCCAAAAGAGGATCATTTTCCAGCCGACAAACAGCTTTTATCAGGTGCTGTCTGCGGAGGCATATAGTAAGCATGGATTCAATATCCACGGGGTAGTGTTTGATGAATTGCATACGCAGCCGAACAGGAAGCTTTTTGATGTTATGACAAAAGGCTCCGGTGATGCCAGGATGCAGCCTTTGTATTTTCTGATCACGACTGCCGGGACGGATACAAACAGCATCTGTTATGAAACGCACCAGAAGGCGAAGGATATTTTGGAAGGGCGAAAGATCGATCCAACATTTTATCCGGTGATCTATGGTGCGGATGAATCCGATGACTGGACGGATCCGAAGGTATGGAAGAAGGCGAATCCTTCCTTGGATATCACGGTGGGTATCGACAAGGTAAAGGCGGCCTGTGAGTCAGCAAAGCAGAATCCGGGAGAAGAAAACTCCTTCCGGCAGCTGAGGCTGAACCAATGGGTGAAGCAGGCAGTCAGGTGGATGCCGATGGAAAAATGGGATGCCTGTGCTTTTCCTGTGGATGTGGATGAACTGGAAGGGCGTGTCTGTTATGGCGGTCTGGACCTATCCAGTACGACAGACCTGACGGCGTTTGCTTTGGTATTTCCGCCGGTGGATGAAGAGGATAAGTACATCGTGCTTCCTTACTTCTGGGTTCCGGAGGAAACGCTGGACTTAAGGGTAAAGCGAGATCATGTTCCGTATGATGTCTGGGAGCGAAAGGGGTTTTTGGAAACAACGGAAGGGAATGTGGTCCATTACGCTTATATCGAGAAATTCATTGAGCGCCTGGGTGAGAGATTCTATATCCGGGAGATCGCTTATGACCGGTGGGGAGCAACGCAGTTATCGCAGGATCTGGAAGGAATGGGATTTACGGTAGTTCCGTTCGGACAGGGTTTTGCTTCGATGTCTCCGCCGACCAAGGAATTGATGAGGCTGGTGCTGGAACAGAAGATCGCGCATGGCGGCCATCCGGTTCTCAGGTGGAACATGGATAACATCTACATCCGGACGGATCCGGCAGGCAATATCAAGGCGGATAAAGCAAAGTCCACGGAGAAGATTGACGGTGCCATTGCGATGATCATGGCTCTGGACAGGGCGATCCGGTGCGGCAATGAGAAGGAAGAATCAGTTTATGACACAAGAGGTTTACTTGTTTTCTAATGAATGGAGGGCGTGGTTATGGGAATACTGAGCGGTTTGTTTCGGAGCAGGGATAAGCCCACGGACAGAACGGCAGGAAGCAGCTACAGCTTCTTTCTTGGTGGAACTGCAAGCGGTAAGTACGTGACGGAGAGGTCTGCGATGCAGATGACGGCGGTGTACTGCTGCGTGAGGATCCTGTCGGAGGCGGTGGCAAGCCTGCCATTACAATTTTACAGATATACCGATGATGGCGGTAAGGAGAAAGCGGTG